GCTCCTCCTGACCACCTAGCCTCAAAACGCTAGGGAAAGAGTCTGGCTATGGGTTGTTTAGACCCACGGACCAAGCTCTGACCACGGGCCGTAAAAGGCCCGGTCCTGTAACTGATAGGAGAAATCACGTCCTAGTCTTGGAGAAACTGGGGACGAGTTCCCAAGTCCAACATCTGGAAAAGCATTCCAAGGAGTGCTTCCCTCGATGAAGGACCTGTTGGTTCCTATCGATCCGCCTTTCAGCTTATATAGTAGACTGGCTACTACACCGAGAAAGTTGTTAGCTTCTCGAACCACAAGTGGCTTAGGCTGGTACCTGAGTCCGTAGTAACCTTCCCAGCCGTCCCGAGAGGGAACGACAAAGTTGGATACTTGGGCTTCATCCCAGTTACTCACTAATCCTGCGGTATCCCCTGCATGAGCAGGGACCCGACAGTGGTTAGCAAGCGACTTAGGAAGCTCACGCACGACGGATCGCCAAGGTTTGTACAAGCGAATGTCGCAGCCATCAAGGCCGCGACGACGCTTAGCACAACGGCGAATACCGTTAGCAAGAGCAAAAAGAGAATCAACTCTTTCAGGTAGCGACTTACAAAAGTAAGGGCGGACGTCGATCCCGTCATAGTAGTCTTTGCCACACGACTCACGGAAATTTCCTTCTTTAAATGATTTCGCCCTATTCAGGGAAAAGCCAAAGAAAGTAAGGACTTCTTCCAGAACGTCGTAGGCGCCGACTGGAACTATGATGTCATCTCCATAAACACGTACTCCAGCCGGAGATACGTGGGAGACTTCACACGCAGCGAGAGTCAACCCTAGAAAAATCAGGGTCTCCAACTCGAACGTGAACCCGTTCCCCATAGAGGAGAACTTCTCGTACTGAATAACCTGTTCATCAAGCTTCCCAGTTTTTGACCGGGTTGCATCCATGATCTTGAACCAGCTCTCCGGAAGGAGTGCTCGAACGAGCTCCTTTGCCACAGTATCTGAGGCAGAGGACAGGTCAATAGTAGCGAGAGAACCGTCAATAGATCCCCAGAGGGCCAGAGACTGATTATGACTCTGGTCGTCAAGATCTATTCCAGTGCGCTGTAACCGACGCCTAATCATCGCACCTATTCCCAATTGGGCATAGATGTTAAGAAGAGGTTCGATTGCAATCGCACGGTCCGTGACGGCGGTCTTCGGGACGAACGTTACACGGTTGCCGGGGACCTTGATGAGATCGGTATCTCGGATGATAGGCCAAAACCCATCATCTTCGATACCAGTCACACTTCTGGCCCAGTGGGGCGAGCTCGTCACGAGCACAGCTCCACTCTCCGCAAAGTCATGTGTGACAGTCGGAGAGACTTGCAGCTTATCGTAAATGGAGGTGAGTCCACTGTGCACCGGTGAGTTGAATACTCCGGGCCCAAAACGACAAGACGAAAGCCATTCAACGTAATCGACTTCTCCGAGAATCTTCTCTATTTTCCGATGCGCGAAGCAAAACGCTTTGCGTACTACGTCAGACACCTTGGAAGGGTCTGAAAGAAAATTACGGATTCGACGATTAGTGGCCCCACATGCTTTCTCCGCTTCGAAGAATTTCTCCGTCGCATTAACCTTCGGATCGATACCAGGCACCCGAAAAGGTGTTTTCTTCAAAAAAGAAACGGCTTGATAGTCGTCTCTAAACTGAAGGGGATCGATATAAACCCGAGGGTCGACACTCTTAGTCAGCAACTGCTGCATCTCAGAGTATCGGAGCAAAATCTCACATGAAAGTGAGATAGGGGTGTTGAGTGACTCATACAAGTCGACAGCAACTTCTTTCGCGAGACGATCACCGTCAACAGCGAATTTCGCAGCGGAAAACCGCAACGATCCGAAAAGGGCATTACGCCTTTTCCGGTGTCGATCCTTGTCCATCTTAACCTTTCAGGTTGCGTTGAAAAACGACAACAGATTGGGAAAGCTGTCTAATCGCTATGGGGAGTCCTCGCCAGCGCAACCAGCCGTTTAACGATTGTCCTCAACGATTGCAAATCCAGACTATCCAGAGAATCTTGCTCGGCAGCAGGGGCTTGATACCCATGCTTATCCTCGCAGATCCCGCGGTAAGTCTGATATTCAGCAATCAGATGCATCCTTTCGGATGCTTCCTGAGGAGTGTCGGAACGATTGGTGGTAGCCATGAGAAACTCCTTGAATCGAAAAGACACACACCCTTTCGGGTGAGCCACCTAAGACAGTAGTCTTAAGTGGGAATCGCGCCACTCTCCGCCATGGTCTTGACGATAGCCTGAGCGACCGCTTCTTTGAAGCGAGCGTAGGCCTCGTCCACGACCGTGTTGGTGAGGTTCGCGGGACGGAGGATGTCGAAATTCATCGTGACGACACCGTCGAGCGCACCAGTCGTTGCATTGAGCACCGGGTAGGTAAGCTTACCGGTTCCACGATAGATTCCCTTCGCCTTGTCCGTCGGAACCTTACGGTTCAGACGAAAACGCGGCGTCCCCAGGATACTCGACGCACCGCTTTCGACCCATTCAACGGCATCCGGTTCAACCGAATACACGTTGTACGTGACGTTAGCGGCGGCGTTGTTCTTGAGGGTGAGATCGGCAGCTGCTGCCATTAGTTAACTCCATCAAAAGATGATATCGACAGGGTCATTCCGGGATGGAACTACCTTATCGACGCTCTCAACAATGCCACACCGTTAATCACTCTTTTCCAATTAAATGGATCAGAGCTAACGGGGGGATATATCGAGAGAGGATTGATCGTCAGTGGGGTGCGAACGTACTTGTTGCGGTTGTCTTCTTGAACGTTCGAAGAGATGGTACTATCCCAGAACAAACCGGGAAGGTATTGCCTCTTCGTTGGTTCAGTCCAACATTTACCTTTAACGTGTGTACGCTCGCCTCCAGCGGCCCTAACGATAGAAAGCCCCTGAAAGGCTGACAAAGCTTTCAGATAGTCGCCGACCGATACAAACCAGTCGAAAACAAAACTGAAAGGCGTCAGCTCCCAAGCTACCGAAAGTGGGTCGGTAATGCCCATTTGGCGAGTAGCATCGAGGAGTTGGTTAGTCACCTCGAACTCGATCATCACATGGTACCTCCGAGTACTCTCGGATTCCCAAGTGATATCGAGCTGTGCACCCTCATCTTTGAGATAAGTCTTACCTTTCGACCGAAACGTTGTAGAGTCGGTGAAAGACTTAACGACCTCAAAGCGTAAGGGTTTGCCAAGGTGATGCTGAGCGAGGAGCTCAGCCGCACCCTTGGTCTCTAGCAGTAAGGGCATCCACCCGTACTGATACTCGAGCCAGGTCTTATGGACCGTTTTCGAGGAAAGACCAAGTTGGCGTGCAGTTTCTCGAAACTGCAGACGCTTGAAAGACTTGTAGGCTCTATAGATCCGATTTGCTCGGTCTAGTATGAGATTCGAAGTCTTTGAAGCTTCGGCGAAGGCAACCGGGAGGTTGACCTTCACATCCGCTGCTCCAGCGAGGCATTTAACGATTAATTCGTTAAAGACCTTACTAGTTGACGGATGTAAGTTTTTCGCACCATCCATACCAATGGCATGGTCCGTGGCCATTTGAGGCCAATACTTGCCGAGCGGGCCCTGTGTGGAAGCAGGATCCCACCCCCCATTCTGCCAGTACCATCTATGCTTGTAGGACGGAGTTATACACTTCGTCTCCCAAGTTTCGACGGTATAGGCATTTACGGGGAGGTCCTTCTTAGGCAGAGAGAAATAATTGGGCGTTCGGATCCAATCTTTAGTAAATCGAGTATGACTCTTTTGAGAGCCGTTATCGAAGTACGTATCGATTAGTTCCCGAGATGTGCTAGGCACTCTCAGACCCTCCTCTCCGCGAAGGACGTTTAGAGCTAGGAAGGCTGATAGTCTTCCCCTCCTTGCTAAGGCGTTTCGAAACAATCCGGCACAAGGCCGGGATGAGTCGAACGACCTCGATAAGGAAGATTAGACGAGCAGACACTTCTTAGACTCCGCTATCTTTCGATAGCTTACCAACCTAGCAAGCTAGGTAGAAAGACCGAGATCCCGGGGCACCATGCCTCGGG